ATATAATTTAGAAGAAATATTAACACCAGAAGACACTTTAATGATTATTACAAAAGATAATATGAATAAAACAATGACAAATTTATTAAAACATATTTATGAAAAAGATAAAACACATATTATTATTCAAAGTATTAAACATTTACAATTTAATATTTTAGAAAATGTTCTTGTGCCTCCTCATAGAGTATTGACAAATGTAGAATTAGAAGAAATTAGATTAAAATATAATATTACAGATGATGCACAATTCCCAGATATTTCACGATTTGATCCAGTTGCAAAAGTAATTGGTATTCGTCCAGGTCAAGTTTGTGAAATTATTCGCCCTAGTAAAACTGCTATAGAAGGTAAGTATTATAGAATATGTATTTAATCGGAATAATATAACAATAAAAACAATGAATAAAAACAATGAATAAAAGCATAGTATAAGAGTAACAAATTATTATATATTTTTATATATAATGATTACTGGTGGAAATTATGAACCCTTTGAAACTATAAATTCTACATCAAAATATAAAGAGTTAATTGCCAAATTTAAAGATAGGCATCCAGGATTAATTGATCAGTTTAAAGATGCATTTGTATTATTTCATAAAGATACTACTTATAATGAATATCAACAAGGGTATACAACTTCAAAAAAAAATTTAGATGATCAAAATGCAGAAATGTATAGTACTGTAAATGAATTACAAAATAATATAGTTAGTTTGCATAAAGATATAGGAGTTAAAAATAGCCAAATTGGAGTAAGTGCTGTAGAAAATGATGCTGCAGCAGTAGCATTAACTAATTTAGATGGAACAAATAATAGTTCACAAGTATTAATAGATAATTCAAAAGAATTATATAAAGATCAATATATAAATAATATAACAAAAATATTTGGTATTTTAATAATTATTTACCTTTTTTTTAAAGTTTTTTCAAATCCACAAAATAACTTAAAAACTTAAAACTTATATATTATATGTTTAAACTTATATTAAAAATTGTATTAAATTCTGTATTTTATAGACCTGACTATAGACCAACAATATATCTTAATAAAACTAATATAAAAATGCAAGCACTTCGCAAATATTATTTAGAATTAAATAAACAATATTATAATACAATGACAAATGAATTGAAAAAACAATACAATCACAATATAATTACAAGTATAGTAAATAATAATATTCATTTACTATAATGACAAGAGCAACTTCAAATATTGGAAATACATCATTAATAAGTGAATATAATAAAATGTTAATAGAGTATAATCAATCACAAAAAGATATTATAGATGCTATAACTAATAATACAAATAAATTAGTATCAATGGGCGCCAATACAGTATTAACCGGAGGGACTAATTTAGAAACTATTAATGAAGTAGAGAGCGATGAAGATTGTAAAGCAAAATGTAGTGAAAAAACTGGATGTAAAGGTGCAAATTTTTTAGGAGTCTCTAATACGTGTAACTTATTTAGTGGAAATAATACAATAATTTTTGATCCAATCGCAGATAATACTGCAATTATTTCCGAATTGCAATCTAAAATATATACTAGTAAAGGGTTAAATAATAAATTACAAAGTATTAATAAACAAATTAATGATAATTTACGTAGACAACTTCCAGAAACACAAAAACAAATTGAATTAAATAATCAATCTGCTGCCGTATTACATACACAATATAATTCTTTACTTTCAGATCAAGCTGAGTTAACTAGTCAACAATATGCAATGAATGATATATCTACACAATATAGTAATAAAGAAATAAATGTCTCTCAAATAACTGGTCAATATGTTGTTTGGGTTGTTTTTACAGTTATAGTATTAAGTATAACAATAATATTATATGTAGTTCCAGATATTAATATATTAGAAAAATTTCCATTATTATTTTTATTAGTTATATTGTTAACAGCATATTTTATATATACTTATTTACAAAAAATTCATATAACAAATCCAAATGTTGATATGGCTTATAATATAAATAAAATTAATTACTTTAATTATTAATATTTTAATATATTAATGGAACCATTCTCTTTAACTCAAGGAAAATATTTTATAACAAATAAATCTTATAAAGAATCCTTTACTATACCAAATATAAAACATAATACAACTAATGTAGCAACTGCTGATCCGGTAATGGCAACAACAGATCCAGCTACAACAGATCCAGCTACAACCGATGATACACAAGAAGCAATTAATTTACAAACACAAATGGAGGATCTTTTAACTAGGTTACAAAGTGCACAAACTGCTGACGCATCATTTACAGATAAATTTTCTACTTCAGTGAATGCCAATAACACTAATACAAATACATATTTAAATAAAATTATACATTTTTCAAATGTTGATAGATATGGGTATGTTACAAATCAGTCTGAATTAAAAATGTATATTAATGATAATAATGGTAAATCTATTTATGAAACAAATAAAGGAAAACACGGATGTCCTTCTGATTATATAGAAGCCGGATTTGATTTTCCAACTGATCCTGCTCCTAAATTAGGGCAAAGTATAGAAACTAATATATCTGGGGTATTTGTAGCATTAGGATTACCAATAACAAGAGTAGGAGAAAGTTGTGGTTATGAAGGTCAAAATGTATATGTAAATAAATTAATTACAAATACTACGGCTACTTATCAAGGATGTTATGCAGATAATGGGTATTGGAATACTATGGCATTTATTGGAGGAGCTCCCCCAAAAGGTGCACATATTAGTAATGGAAATTTTGAACAACATATAGTAGTTGAAACATATAAATATATTGGAGATTCAACCGCACTACCAGGATGGAATGTAAATGCAGTATTAATTAATTGGACTGAACAAGATCAACTTGGATTTTTAAAACCAATCAGTGGTAATTATTTTATTTGTTTACAAGGATTAAGTAATATTTCTAAAATAATTAATCTAGATGCAGGTGAATATACTTTATCATGGGTATCTATAGGTTGGACGGATCATATTACAAATGAAATTAAAGTATTTTGTAATGATAATAATACACCTATTAATATAACCACATCTACTCCTATTTCTACATATACTCCACCAATAGATGCTTGGACAAATTATTCTGCATCTATAACGATCCCTAACTCTGGGAATTATAATATAGGATTTTTTGGAACAAATCAAACTGATCCAAATAATAGTGCTGCAGGATTACAAAACATTATATTAACAAATACCGGTTTTTCTTCAACTGGAACTTATACATATGATATGTGTAAACAAGTAGCTATAGATAATGGATATCAATATTTTGCATTACAAGATGTAGATAAAGAGAAAAAAACTGGATATTGTGCAATAGCATATGATAGTATTTGGCCAACATGGTTTGGTGAATCTAAGATTCCTGAAAAACTTACAGCAATATGGAGTTCTAACACAACCAATACAGATAACAAAGGAATATATGCAAAATTAGATAGTACTGGATCATTAGGTGTATATAATAAAGATGATGCAGTTATATTTACAACACCTTTATCAAAAGATCAAACTAGTGGATATATTGGTTGTTTTAAAGATACTTTTAGTTCTACTTCAACAAGAGCTATGCCAACTATATCAAATAATCAATATATTGAATTTGATGATTGTCGTCAGTTAGCAATAGATAACAATTTAAAATATTATGCATTACAAGATGTAAAACAAGCAAAGGATGAAAATAATAAGTTAGTTGGTATTGGATGGTGTGCAGGAAGTAATGATTTAAAAAATGCTACAAAATATGGAAGTCTGGATCCTACACATTGTGGTCCAATGAGTAAAACTGATAAAAGAATTGGAGGTAGAGGTTGGTCAAATTCAATTTATAATACTAGTCCAGATGGTCCATATTTTTTAATTCTTGAAAATGATATGAAAATATTTAAAGGTAGTAGAATATTTAATCAAGGATTAGTTTGGGATTCTATGCAAGATACTGCTCATAGAATAGGTGAATATATAATACAAGATCCAAATCCAGATAGAACTGCTGCAAAAGGTAAATTTGGAAAAAATTATATGACAAATGAAGATAATGCATCTCAATTATTAAATGTAGGCGATTTTATAGGATCACCTGATGGTAGTCTTTATTTAATTATGCAAGATGATGGAAACCTTGTATTATATACAACAAAACTAGTAACAAATTGTTCAAAAATGGACTCTAATAATTATGAAGATATTTATGGTGGAGGTATAGGTGCAAATGCATTATATAAATTAGATGAAGTTGCATTTCCTGGTAATATGGGAAAAAATGGATATGTTAATGGTGGATCTAGAGTATCTGAATTTCCTGCAGATATGATGACAATTAGTTATGGTGAACCTATACAAAATAAAATAAGTAGAAATACGCAACTAATTCCTGGATATACTTGGACAGATGGAACAACTGAAGATGCAAAAATTGTATGTGATAATGAATCAACGTGTAATATGATTTTAACTAATACTTCTATACCTGGAAAATATATTATTGCAAAAGGTTCTACTACTGACTTAATTAATTTTTATGGGAATAGTAGTATTTTAAAAACAAATAATGTTGATACAACTCAAATTAATTCTACTTGTAATAAACAATCTCCAATAGGAATTGATACGATTCAATGGGAACATTATTTAAAAGGGTTACCTATGACTAAAGATACAAAATGTAGTATTGGAAAATTAGAATCTTTACAAGGTAAAACAATAGCAGATTTAAAATCACAATTAACAGATGTATCTAGTAAATTAATTGATAAATTAAATAAAATAGAAGATAAAAATAATAAAATGAATGCGCAAATGGATACTGGAGGAAAACAAATAAGAATAGATGTGAAAAAATATAAAGACAATGCACAAAAAATATTAACATATAGTAAATCAATGAATCCAAGAAGAAAAAATGGTTCACAAACTTTAGAAGGGTATACTAATAATGATAATACTGATAATATTGTATCAGATAGTAATATAATTTCAAATCAAGGCGTATATAGTTATATAATTTGGAGTGTTATAGCAACAGTTTCTGTAATAATTACAATAGAATTATTTACAAATGAACGAAATACTCCATTATGGAAATTAGTATTTTTAGCAGTTGTTATAATTATAATGAATGGATTATTTCACGAATATGCTTTATTGGTAAATATAATAATAGTATTAATGTTTGTAATTAGAAAAAAATTTAAATTAATGACTAAAGAGAATAATAATGTTTAAATATATAAATGGGTGATTTAAATGCTACAACTTTAAGTGATATTGAATCTAATAATGAAAATATTCAAACTAATATTACTTCATTAGAAAATTTAAAAAATGACTTAACCGAACAATTATATACTGGTATATCTAATGGTATATCACTAGAAGATCAAAATAAACTAACTACTAAAATAACTTCTATTAATGAAATTATACATAGCTTACATCAAACTTCTTTAAGCACATATAGTTTTTTTAAAACAAATATAGATGCTACATCAAAATCTATAGAAGAACAAGGTTATGCCACTACTATTGTTAATGATCAATCAGTTGGTATGGAATATAAAGTAGGCAGTATGGGTCAAGAAAAAGCAAATAAATTAAGATTAATTGAAATAAATGATTACTATAGTGAACAATATTTAGATAGAACAAATATAATGAAATCTATTATATTAGTATGTATTCCATTAATAATATTAACTATTTTGAAAAATAAAGGACTATTAAGTAAAAATATTTTTACACTTTTGATTATTATAATTATTGTAGTTGGAGGAATTTATTTATTTAAATTATTTTTGAAAGCAATCTCTCATAATAATATGCAATATCAACAATATGATTGGAATTTTAATATAAATGCCGCACCTCCAGTTGATACCACATATCCTAACGGAGATCCTGCTGCTAAATTAACCTCAACTACTTGTATCACACACCCATAATAAGTAATATAAGAATAATAAAAATAATAAGAAAATAATAAGAATGATAATAATTCAACTTAATGGCAAATGGTAATTAAATAATAAATAATATTATTTAATTATATTATGACTAATAAATGTTCACAAGATTATGCAGCTTTACAAAAAAAATATAATTCTATTCAACATAAATATACTATTCAAACTGATGCTGTTAATAGTATGACAAAAATAAATAATTCATTTATACCGACTTTACAAAAAATGAAATGTGACCCTGAATGTGAAAGGCAAAAACAATTAGTTAAATTAAAACACGTGTATGATGATCAATTAAATAATGTAGCAGTTGCACCATCTAAACTAAAAACTGCTAGAAAAGATTATGTCACCCTGGATAAAGGAGAACCTGCATATAATGATATGATTGAAACTGAATTAAAAGCACAAGCAGAAACTATAGCAAAATCATATAATGACCAATATCAAGATAATATGAAACAAATGAGTCAATCATTAATAATACAAGATAGTTTAACTAAAAGTTTAGGTGTTATGGATATGCATAATGATAATTTGCAATCTAGCACTACCTATGGTGGGGCTGAAATAGAATTAACACAAGATGATATTATTATGAATGATCGTAAAACTTATTACGAAACTCAAAATTATAATATATTAACCGACTGGTATATGTTTTTTTCTTGGATTTATTGGTTATTAGGTGTTATATTTATTATTTCTATATTTATAGTAAAAAATGATTTAACTATTAAAACAAAAATATTTTATACTGTTAACATATTGTTATATTTTTTCTTAATGAAATATATAATAATATACTTACTTAAATTATTAGTTTACTTATATAATTTGTTACCAAAAAATGTATATAATTCTATGTAATAATATTATGCTTTATTTAAGCATTATATTATTTTATTTTATTTTATATTATTTTATTTTATTATGCATATGCAGTTAATTCCACTATATCATCTATCGGTGCCTCTCGCACAAATTTAATACCATACCAAATTCCTCCTTTATTTACTCCAAATTTCTTATCCAAATAATCGTGAAGCTCTGCAGATCTTGGAGTAATATTTGTGCGGTTATTACCCATATTTCTAGATAAATTCCATAATTTAAATTCTTCGCTAACTCCAGATTTATTAAGTTTCTTACCATGTTCTTTTTGTATTCTTTCATTTACAAATCCAGAAATATAATCTTGTCCATTTCTATATTTATTAGAAGCTCCCATAACTATATCACAATCAGCTACTTTCCCTTCATTTTCAAATACTCTTTTAACTAACATTGATGCAAATATAGGCGCCCATTTTGGCAATTTCTCCTTCAATGTTTTATCTTTCACGAAATATTTTACATCTGAATCTAGTTCTATATCTTCGCCTGTCGGTAATTCATCTACAAATTTAGACATATAATTGCAAATACGAATTCTTCGCCATGTACCATCATCATTACTTGTAATATCAAATAATGTATTTGTGCATACTGCTAAACTAAATTGTGGATTGAATGTTTCAGTTTCTTTATATAATCCTCTTGCTTGAATAGGATCACCACCAGTTAATTCTTTCATTACTCCTTCATTAATGACTGCATTTTTACTTGGTTCTTGCATTACTGCATATCTAAGTCCTTTTAATTGAATTACTTCTGATGATGTTCCACCAATACCATTTCTTTGAGTAGTTACTAATGTGATTGGAACAGTTCCTTTATATAAACCTAATGTTTGTGACATTAAATCCATTAAAATAGATTTACCATTACTACCACTGCCTACATAAATATTAAATGTTTGATTCATATTTTTTCCTATTAAAACAGATGACAGATGATCCCACATATATTTATTTAATGATACATTTGGAAATAACTGTTCCATAAAAGACAATATATTTTGAACAATTTCATTTTGTGGATCTAAAGTTTCAAAAGGAATATATGGAATTTTCGTTGTTTTTGTAATATAATCTTGAGGATGTCCATCACGGAATACTTTATTTTGGAAATCTACAACACCATTTGAAAAACACATCAAGTATTCATTTGTATCCATTTTTTCGTCAAACTTGGCATCATAAAAGATTTCATGAGCTTCTCTAAAAATATTATTTTTATCACTAGTTTTTTTTAATTTATCCATAATTTTATTTATATGACTGCAATCATCTAGCGCCTTTTGTTTTTCTACACTTCCTGTTACAAATGCATTAGAATTAATTATTATTTTATCTCGTTTATCTTTATAAAGTGCAAACATTTCTTTAGAAATAGCAAATCTTAATCTATCTCCTTTATCTTCTTCCCAACAATGATTATTAAATACATACCATATTCCAGATTTAATACTTGTGCATACATATTTATCACGAAACATATGAAATAATATCATTGCCAAATCCCAATCTCTTGGTTCTAAAATAGTTTGGCCAATAAAATGGTCAATTGTATCACCCTTTACTTTAATATATTCTGCATAGGCATCTTGTCTAGCCCAATATAAAATAGATTTATAGGTAAGTCCAGAATTATGTTCATTTCTATTAAAATATTTCGTCCATTTATTATATAAATCTGGTATTTCAGAATAATTAAAATCATTTGCTTTTGATCGCAATTTAATCCATGATAAAAATAATCTTTCGTCCGTATTTTTTAATGCAAATGCTACTGCTCTATTTTTTTCGTGTGATCCCGATTCATAATATTTTTCAGGTAATATTTGCGTATATTCGTGGATTTCTTTTAAATTATAATCCGTTGAATTAAATGTACTAATCATATATGTAATTGCTTTATCCAACATTTCTGAATCTGTAATATCATTAATATCTACAAACACTGGTTCATCATCTTCTTCTTCTAATAGAGTCACTTTTGTTTTAGTTACTGGTTTTTTCATTGATGGTTTAGATATTTTCTTGTCTACCATTCTTTGATATTCTTCCAATATTTTAGGATTTATTTCAAATCTAGGGTGGTCTTCATATTGTGCACTTAATTTAGTAAAATTTGTCGATAAATCAAACTGAGTTAATTTAACTTCATTAAACATAAATTCGCCATCAGAAAGATCCATAGATACATTATATACGTGGGTTAACTCATACGCCAAATTTCCTGGTTTTCTTGATCCATACATTTGCCAATTTGTTGGCCCTTTGCTAATACCTTCATCCAAAACAGAATCATATGTATTTGTTAATGGTAATCCTTCCCACAAATCACCAATCTTAAGTAATACTTTTTTTCTCAACATTTGCTGCATAATGTGGTCCATTTGAATTCCAATAATAATATGAATGCCATCTTTTGTCAGTTTTTTGTCTTCTACCCTAATTACATCTGGTTTTTCCATAACATATATTTGAAATGGTATATCTTCAGTAAAAATGAAGAATTCCTTAAGTTCTTCTAAATAAACTTGTGACAATAAATCAGTGATATGTTCTTTTGTATGTTGTCTACTGTCTACATCATAACTAAACCTAAAATCTAAATCTATTAACACTGGTCCTTTACCTGAAGTCTGTTGTTTTTCTGTTAAATATTCGAATTTTTTATCAATAAAAATATGCTTATAATATAGACCATAAAATGTCGGTAACTCTTCACTTGGTATGATATAAGCTCCTGCATGTATTTTTAATGACTCGTCTGGGATTCTTGTATGAGTAACTACAGATCCAGTTTTATCATCCTTTGCTTTATGCTTTGATAAAAATTCAAATAAATTATTATAATGTGATGGTGGTAATGATATTACTGTATTTTCCATTGCTATAATAATATTATATATAAATTTATTTCTATTTCAATTTTTATAAATATATATATTTTGAGTCTATAGTCAACCCATTAATAACATAACGCGGTAACTGACATAAATATATATTATTATACTAAATATATGTCTATAGAAAAAACGATTAGTCTATCTAAAGAAACTATTCGTAGGTTATTAAATGATATCAAAACAATTATAACTACACCATTAACTGATCACGGAATATATTATTCTCATGATGAAGATGATATTATGAAAGGATATGCGCTAATAATTGGTCCTTCAGATACGCCTTATTTTGGTGGATTTTATTTTTTTGAATTGCAATTTCCTGCGGATTATCCGCATAGTCCGCCATTAGTTTTATATTGCACAAATGGCGATAATATAAGATTTAATCCTAATTTATATGTGAATGGTAAAGTATGTATTTCTTTATTAAATACATGGCGTGGTGAGCAATGGACCTCTTGTCAAACAATATCTACTATTCTATTGAATTTATGCACATTATTATGTAATAATCCTTTATTGAATGAACCTGGTATTACTATTAAACATCCTGATTTAATTAAATATAATAAAATCATTGAATTTAAAAATATAGATGTTGCAATTATTCAAATGATGATGAAAAAAGTAGGAGTATTTCCTGAAAAATTTGAAGGGTTTTATCCTATTATGAAAGAATACTTTTTAAAACATAAAAATGCTATTCTCTCTTTTATAGAAAATAAAAGTATAATGCAAGAACATTCTGAATGTTATATTATTAATATTTACAATATGAATGTTTGTATTAATTGGTCCAGATTATTGAAAAATTATAAGGACTTAATTAAGGAAATATCTTAGAATAATATATAATGGCAAAAAGTTCTTTAGGAGGTATTGGTGGATCAGGAGTTCACGGATTTTTTGGAACTAGTATAATGTGTCCATCTACAGATACATCAATGTATTGTAGTGTTGTAAAAATGTTTAATGTATTAATAATGGGATTATTTGTGTTTTATTTATTATACTTAGCATATAATTATTTTAGTAAAAATGTGAATAGAAAAAGTAAAAGATAATAAAATGCAATGACGTGTAATAAATAGTATATAATAAAATTGAATTAAATAGTTTTATTATATATATAGTAAATAAGAAATGCACTTTTGTTCTGAATGCCAAAATATGTATTATGTCAGTGTTAGTGCTGATAATTCAAATAAATTAAATTACTATTGCCGTCAATGTGGTCATACCGATGATACATTAAATATGGATAGTGTTTGTGTATCTAAAACACAAATCAAATCAGGTGAACAAAAATATAATCATATTATTAATAAATATACAAAATTAGATCCAACATTGCCAAGAATTAATAAAGTGTTGTGTCCTAATGCGGACTGTGAAACAAATACCAAAGATACACCTCGTGAAATTATATATATTCGTTATGATAATACCCAAATGAGCTATGTGTATTTATGCAGCACGTGTGATACAGTTTGGAAGAATAAATAGTGCAATTCCGCTAGAGGCAGTCGGTCGGTGGAGGCAATTAAATAATATATTTTAGCATGACGACTGCCTCTAGCGTAATTGCAGCATTAGTAGCTTGAATATTGCATCGTAGAGGAAGAAGAACTATTAAATGAATCCAAATTGATAGTTGAGTTAGATGGATTATTATTATTCTCTTTAAATTGCTTTTTCATAAATTGTTTTAATTCATTTTTCATATCTACTGGATCTGGTTGTATTGGAGGAAGTAATTCTTCTAAAGATATATTATTTATATTTACTGAATTTGCTGATGAGGTATTCATTGCACTAAAATTCATTGCATTAAATATAGCATCATATTTTTGTGTTGGTGCATTTACTAAATCTTTTACTTTTGGGGTAGTTAAATTTGTTTTAAAAAATACTAGTAAATGGTGTAATAAAAATATTAATATTATAGATATAAGGGTAACTTGTATTGTCCAAAATAACATACACTATTATAATATTAGTTTAAGAGAGAAAAAACACAGTTATTAGTATTCTATTGGCCACTTAGATAAATTAAAAAATTCGCCAGTTATAACATCTGCTGATTCAGTTACTGAAACAGTGCTTTGAACAGTTGCAACAGTTTCTTGTACAGTTGCAACAGTTTCTTGTACAGTTGCAACTGTCTCTTGAACTACTGTATTTGTATCTCGTATTCCTAATGTTGAATTTCCAATATTTTTTTTATAATTTCTACTATTTACTAATATACGTGATAATACATTCCCATTAAGTTTATTAATAGCTGTAGCATAATCTGGTTTTTTAACTGTCATAGTCATATCCATAGATTTATGTGATACAGCACCGGCAGATGACTGAACTTTAGATGATAATTTATTTGTCTGAGGTTTTAATTTAAAGACTGTATTATTAACCATTTATATATTCTATTGTTAAATTAAATTTAATAATTTTATAAAATTATCTTTATTTAATTGTTCATTTGTTACAAAATAAAAATTTACTGGATTATATTCTTCAATAACTAAATATATATCAAAAATTACTCCATCAATATTTCCTAAACAATAATATTTGAATGATTGCTCTAAAAAAATATGATCAAATGGTATTTGAGAATAGAGCAATTGTTTTTCAAAATAACTTTCATCTATAAGTATAGTTACTCCCTTTTTGTAATTAGTTATTTTTTTAATTGGTTTATCTACCGGAATCATTTTAAATATATTATTTGTTTCTACACTAAAAATACCTTCTGTAGAATAAATCATTTTAGTTGTCTCTGTTTTTTTATAAAACTGTTGTATTTTATCAAATTTTGGTAAAATTCCTTCAATATAATACTTCATAATTATTAATAGCAAAAACTATTTAAACCTATACATAAAATAATAATAATGTCCTTAAGTATTATTATTATTGAAAAAGGCGGATCTTTGAAAACACTTACTGTAAAAGAATATAATGAAAGTGAATTATATAAAAAATGTGGTTTCAAAAAAGATGATGGATTTGCAATTAGAACTGAATGGTCTAAAATTAAAATAGATGGACATCAATATTCTGTTTCTGTTTTTGCAAAAATAAATGGTAAAGCTAATATGGAAAATAAATATGATTTTCCTCCACCAATTGATAATGATCTTTATTTTGGTAGTTGTGCTTTAGTTTGTAAAATGAAAGATATTGAATCTGGGGACTATACATATTGCCCATTGACTATTGATTTGTGGAATAAAATATATGAGAAATTATTTGGCGGTTTTGAAAACTTGGCAGATACTTGTTATGAAGATGAGCACGAGATTGATGAATTGGCAAATATTCCTGCTGATAAAAAGACAAAAAGTGGATATTTAAAAGATGGATTTGTTGTGAGCGATAATTCATCTGGTTCTAATCAAGAGGAAGTAGATTTGGATGTTTCTAGTGAAGATATTGGATCCGAATTAAGTGAAGAAAGTTATGAGGATTGAACCCACCTTTATAGGCGTTAGCTAACAAAAAGGTGGAGCCAAAAATATTTATAGTTCTTCTAATTCTTCATCAATACGATTATCATAAATAAATTTTATACCATACCATATAGGGTTAGTTGCATCATACCTACAATCAAAATTATTATTTATATATGTATGTAATTCATTTGCCCTTGGGATTTGTTTTAGATTGTGATGGTTACATGCCCATATTTTAAATTCTTCGTTTAATTGTGATTTTGTAATTTTATCCTTAGGTTCATCAGTTTTTATTAAATGGGTTTCTTTTACAAATAATTTAAATAAATTATCTTTAATTTCTGTTTCAGTTAAAATATGTGATATTTTTTCGTCATTTTCTTTTATATTTACTATTTCTATTTCATTTTTATCATCTTCATTTACTATTTCATTTTTATCATCTTCTTCTTCTATAATATTTATAATATCCTTTCTCATTAATTTGTAATTGCCAATAAAATATTCATATCCAAATTTTGTAGGAGTATATTTTTGTTTAAATAATTCTTTTATTTTATTTTCTATTATGCTACTATTTTTTACCATAAATACACATACTACTTCAGAACCTTTTGGATAATCATTTAATCTAACTAATCCTTGTCTTATTGATTTACCAAATTTATATATGTCTAAACCAAAAATAATGAATTCTCTTTCACGTAATAAATAAATAGTTTCATATTTTAAATTTTCATAAATTTCAATTTGTGTCTTAGTATTTTCCATATTTTATAATTATAATTATTTATATTTAAATAAATCAATTTTTATAAAAACAAAACTCCAAAATAATTATTAAATAAAATTGATTAAGATTTAAATATAATCCAGTAATTATATTTAAAGAAATGACAATGCGTAAGATCTCAAATCCAGATACCTTCCGATCCAATATTAGAGAGAAACTTGGTGCACTAATTCCAGATAAAAAGTATTGTAAAAATTTAGAAATAGGAGTTTATAATTACTCTTTGAAAGAAGCAAATATGAGAAAAGTCGTTAAAAAATGGGATAACCCTTTTTATGTCCAAATTTATACCGATCATTTAAAAAGTATTTATTCCAATTTGCCGCAACTGTTGGAGCAAATTCGGGATGGTCATTTAGAAGCCAAAGTGCTGGCATTTATGAATCATCAAGAAATGAAACCAGAAAAATGGCAAGCAATGATTGATGCCAAAATACTCAGAGATAAAAATAAATATGAAGTCAATATGGCAGCAGCAACAGATACTTTTACATGCCGCAAATGCCATTCAAATAAATGTACATATTATCAACAACAGGTACGTTCAGCAGATGAACCTATGACAACTTTTGTGCAATGTATCGAGTGTGGATGTAGGTGGAAATGCTAAGCAATTCCGCTAGAGGCAGTCGGTCTTAGTCTTACCTCATTTTATTCGGCAAGACATTTTAATTCATTTACAATTATAATAAATATAAGTATAAATTATGAAGTCTATATTTTGCTCTACTTTTCCTAAAAGTGGATTGAGACACCCTCAACATATATCTAAACTAGCGTTTTATACAATACCGTTAATTTTACTCGCATCACTATTTGCATATAGATCTAATCTTACTTTGTTATCTATATTACTTTTTTGTTTATTTATAACATCAATAATACATTGGTATAAGCATTATAATAATAGTATAATTCGATATATAGATACTTTTTTAGTAATCATATTATTGATCGCGTCGTTTTATTATGTAAAAAAAAATAAACTTGCAGTATGGTTAGCAACTGTAGTAATTATAAGTATAATATTTTTATTAAATAAATTAAGTTATCATTACCATTTTGTAGATAATTCAACTTCATTTTATACTTTACCTAATTCAAAAAAGAGAGAAAATGCACATTATTGGTCAGTATATATTCATTTATTTTTTAATCATATTTGTTTATTAGGGATGGGTGTTTATTGTATATATCTTTAAAAAGATGGAGTCAAACTTGGTCTTACCTCATTTTATTCGGCAAGACATTTTAATATAAATGATTGTGTTAAATAACATAAAAAATATAAAAATAAACCTACTCCTAATGCAGGCAAATATGTATTCATTTTAAAGAAAAGAATCCATTCTAATTTCCAAACTCTTTCTTTTCTCTCTTCCAATTCATTATCTTTATAAATAATATCTTCTAATAAATGATCTGGAAAATCTGGTCCAACTTTTCTCAAAAACATTGTATATTTATTATCTTTGCAGAATTGGTAAATAAATTCTTGATCTTTATTATGATCAGTTATTGATGAAAATACGTGAGGACTAGTTGGACTAGTAGGTCTAGACCAATCTGTTGCGTGCGTAGCAGCGTTAATCAAATACTTAGTCTCTAGTTTTTTTAATATATAAAAAAGAATTGCAAATACACTTTCATTTGCTATAGCACCTTGGCATATAAATCGGTATAAAAAATGTTCTTCCGTTTTTACTGTATATACCTTAATTAAAGATTCAGCATCTTCTCTCTTTAAAAGAAAGTAAGGATCATGACCAAAATGAAATTCTTGTGGAATATGTTTTAAATTGGCGCGTTTACAAAAATTTACATTCCACCAAGGTTTTCTCCAATTTAAAATACTACAATCATAAAAAGAGAGAAAAAGTTCTTTAAATTTTAATGGAGAAATAATAGGTACACAAGATTCAGTTAAAAAAATAAACCATTGATTTTGTTTATCATGTTTGTGAGCATAACATAGTAAAGACATGTATGCAGGAACAACATGATAATAGGATGTCTCTACAATATAGTTTTGTGGTAATGCATTTTTTTTTATCCACGGCGATAAAATAGTATTGTAATCTTTGTAATGAAAATAAATATTAAATAACTCATTATGTTTAAATTCATTAAGCCATTTTATCCAAATGTGTTCTTTATTAACATTTTGTTTTCCACTAATTAAAAAACATAGGGCTACTTTCATTTATTATAATTAATATTATATGTTTATATCGTAGCAATTACGCTAGAGGCAGTCGTAATACCTATTATGATTACTATTTGGCACAACTTTTTCTAAAAGTTGTTTAAACGTAGATTTTGCTCCACTTTTTCTAAAAGTTGTTTAAACGTAGATTTTGCTCCACTTTTTCTAAAAGGTGTTTAAACGTAGATTTTGCTCCACTTTTTCTAAAAGTTGTTTAAACGTAGATTTTGCTCCACTTTTTCTAAAGGTTGTTTAAACGTAGATTTTGCTCCACTTTTTCTAAAAGTGGATTAGAATGCAATATTTTCTAAATCTTTTAAATTCCAATATTCGCATCCACCACCAGCAATAGGTCTGCGAATAATAAAAGGTAATCTTTTTTGAAGTAATTCAACATTGGCAATAATATAACCATCAATAACACCTGGAGGAACTTTTATAAATGCTTTTGCGCCCGTATTTATTTGTTTAGCTCTCTGTCCAAGAATACGTGCTTTTTCATACTTTGTTAAGAATGGAATAGTTTTATGAAGATCATCAATAATATTACCATTAGAATCCCTGACAATTTTTGTTAATCCCGCAATTTCTTCATAATTATTAATTAAACATTCTGGATGAAAATCTGTAATATAATTTTTATTAACTTGACTATTAAATTTTTGTAAATAAGATTCACTATCCTCTTCATCATTATCATCATCATCGTCATCATCATTCATTTGAAGCAATGATTTTGGTAAAGGCGAATCTCCAATAACAATATTTTTATTATATAGAGTTGTATCAACCTCTTCATCTTCTTTAACATGTTCAATGTCATAATCAATATCTTCACGTTCATCTGCACCTCTTGCACCATATTCATCTTCATCTATTTCAGATCCGATAATAGATGCATTATCATCACTATCACTATCATTATTTGTATTTTTAATAGCTGATGATAATTTAATAGGTGGTTTAATTAATTTACTAGTTGTTTCTGGTAATCCATCATCACTAAATACAGAATCATTATCTGAATCAGACCCGGCAAAACTTTCATCATTATCGCTCATTTGTATATATTAATACTAAATAGATATATTTAAATAATATCAATTTTATTAATAATAATTAAAGACAATGCTATATAATAATATAATATGCTACATTTAAACAATGATGAAATTCTACAAAATTTTCCAAATATAGAACTGTGTTTTGAAACTATTATTCATAAAACAGTTCCTGTTCAATATAATTACGTATTAGCAATACCAGAAGGTAGAAAATATTTTGCGTGGTTTACAACATATAAAAATCAAAATGTATGTTTTTTATTAGAGATTTCAAATAATAAACAAATTTGCAATATTGAATGTATATACACGTGTTTTCATAGAGATATTGCATATGAAACAATTCTTTATGGAACAGGTTTTAAACAAATGGGTTATCGTTTTTTTAGTTGTGAAGATATTTACATGTATAAAGGAAATACCTTAACTAAGAACACCCATTATTCTAAAAAATTAATAATGTTTCAAAATATATTTAAAAATGAAATAAAACAAGTTGCGTATAATAATCAAATGATTACTTTTGGATTACCAATTATGAGTGTAAATGTAGATAATTTAAATGATAAAATACGCGATTTATCTTATAAAATAAAATATATACAATTTAGAACTGAACAAAATCAAATATTGAATAAACCTTTAGTAGATGTAGTGACTACAAGAGCAGAACCAATAATACCATTAACAGTAGTAAGACCAATAACAACTATAACTAAATTAGATAATAAAAAAAACGATAAGTTTAAAGAGAGATCTAGAGATAGACCTAAAGAAAAAATATTTACAATCAAAGCAGATATTCAAAATGATATTTATAATTTATATGATGTAGTATCAAATGAATTAGTAGATATAGCATATATTCCTGATTATAAAACAAGTGTTATGATGAATAAGTTATTTAGAAATATTAAAGAAAATCAAAATTTAGATGCGTTGGAAGAAAGTGATGATGAAGAAGAATTTGAAAATGATAAAATAGATAAGTTTGTTTATTTAGACAGATCTTTTGATATGATTTGTGAATATAATATGAAATATAAAAGATGGCAACCTCAGCAATTACGCTAGAGGCAGTCGTCCTGAGCAATTACGCTTGCAGTCGTCCTGAGCAATTATGATTACTATTTGGCACAACCTTTTTTAAAGGTTGTTTTTGCTCCACTTTTTTTAAAAGTGGATTTTTCTAAAAGTGGATTTTATAAAAACTAGATATATATATAATGATTTTTAAACCATTTGTTCCTTTTCCATATGATCCAAAATTTATTAATGTAGATAGTTCTAATTGGTCTGGTAATTTTTCAAGTAAAGTTATTCCATCTAGTAGTTTATCTCCATTTGTTCCAGGAAGTAATGCTTTAGCTGCAGCAGCTTCTGCTTTAAAAGGAGGATCTAGAAAAAATAAGAAAAATAATATGCGCGTATATAATAGAATGAGCAGAACACATAAACATACAAAACGATGTAAAATAAATCATAGAAGAAGAGGATCAAGAAGAGGACTAAGTATGAAAAGAAGTAGAAGTATGGGCAAAAGTATGGGCAGAAGTATGAAAAGAGGCAGAAGTAGATCTATGCGTGGAGGAAATGTAGGAGTTCGTGATTGGATTACAGGAAATTCTTTAAATTATTCATCTTATACAACTCCATTTAAATTGCCACCAACATTATCTGCACTTGCTAATCCAGTTCCATTTCTTTCTACAAGTCGTGAATTGTAATTTATTTCTTTTTTTGAAGAAGTAAGCATGTTCCAGGTAATTCAATATCTTTATCTTTACCTCCTACGGAACCACCAGCAATACCCGCACATTTCTTCATTTTTATAGCAGTCCATTTACTAGTATCCGGATCATAATTTTTACTATCTGTTTGAATTATTTTATAATTTTGTTTTTTATAAAATACTTTTCTTTTTGTCCATTGATTTTGAAAAGGTTGATGGGAATCAATAATATCAACAACAATCGGTTGACTATGTTTTTCTCTTAAAATACGTCCAACAGCTTGTTCAATATCTGTTTTTGGAGTTGCCATCACTAATGTAGTGAGTGTTTTTATATCCAGCGCTTCTGCTGCCATTGAATATGTAGCAAGAATTATTTTTTTAGATTCACTTTCTTTCAATGCTGCTTCTTTCATTCCTCCAACATAATATCCAACTGTAGCAATATTTCGATGTGTAATAGCATCATAAAAATAAGTAAGTATACAACGGTTATGAGCAATAATCATAATTTGTTGATCAGGATTTTCTTTTACCATATCAGCAACTACTTTTAAAATAAATTCACTACGTCTATTATAAGCACATAATTTACTAATCATACTACTATATTGAACATTTCCTTTATAATCAGTAACTACAGTATTAAATTCTGAATCATCTACATCATAAGTTATTCCACGCACAATAACATCATGTTTATCTTCACGTTCACCTTTATAAATCACTTCACCTAAAAACATTTTAAATACTTCTGTAGTACCATCTTTACGATTCATGGTAGCTGAAAGACCCAACATATATTTTGTAACAATTTTAAAAAGAGCTCCAGAAAATACTTCACTAGATATATGATGTACTTCATCAATAATAGTAAGACCAAAAGAATCAAACGTACTAGATGGATATTCTTTCATGGATAATGATTGTAACATTCCAATCACAATATCTTTACCTTCAATATCAATAGTAGGTCCTTGTATTTTTCCAATTCTAGCATTAGGTAAAAACTGTTCAATACGTTCAATCCATTGATTCATTAAAAATTCTTTATGAACAATTACTAATGTTTTAACCTTTAATGCAGCACAAATATATAGAGCCATAAGCGTTTTGCCTCCACCACAAGGGATTTCTAATAATCCTCCACCACATTTATTACTTATATTAGTAACTTTATCAATATAAGTTTTCACTACTATTTTTTGCAAGGGGCGCAACTCCCCAACAAACTCAATATTTATATCCGTTCCTTCAGAAATCTTTACTTCAGAAGGAGCACCAAAATGTTTTTCACCAAAATATCGCGGAACATATATTTTACTAGCAGATTCGCGATAAACTGGAAATACAACTTGATCACCACCACCTGGCGCACCAGCAGTATAAGGTTTGATCATTAATTCTTTTTTAATAAAATGCTCTTGTTGAGGAGATAATTCTTTTTTTAAAAGAGTATATCCTTTTTGTCCAAGATATGTGTTTAATGTGCATGTTAAAGTAGAAGTGTTTAGGGACATCATTGTTATAATACTTGCAATTATATTTATATCATTTCAATCAATTTTTATCTAATATTATGATATATGATGGACTTTTTTAACAAAAAATATGTAAGTCAAAATGTTTTGACAGTGTTATTTGTTATTTATTTAATATTGGGTTTAAATACTCCTAAACCAATAGCTCAAGTTATTGATACATTAGTTGGTAAAATAGTTGTCATTCTTTTGGCAATCTATTTATTTATTTATACAAATCCAATTTTGGGAGTTATTGGATTTTTTGTTGCCTATGATTTAATTAGACGATCTAGTGTTGCAACTGGTAATTTTGGTATTGATAATTATTTACCAACAGAAGAAACGAAACAAGCAAAAATGTCATCCTATAATCAATATCCATATACTTTAGAACAAGAAATGGTAAAAAAAATGGTTCCTACTGTTACTAAAGATATGACTAATGCTAGTTATATACCAATGACAGATGATGTATATGATGCAGCTCCAGCTATTTCAAATTAAAATAGTTTACACAAGCGAATATTTAAGATACAACGTCAGCTCCATATAACATACTAGATACACCTACAAATAAAGCAACAATTATAAGTATAGTTAAAATAGTCCACCAAAAAGTGGCGGCTTCTGGACTTATAACACTACCTCCACTAGGAGCATTATGTTTATTAATTAATTCATCTTCATATGTGCCATCATTTATTGCAGTGCAATCAATTACAATATCATTTGCTAAATTACCATTTATAGGTGGATTTAAACTTTTATATAAATCATTATATAAATAATCAGATGGATTTATAGCGGATGTAGTAGCAGCAGGAGTAAATAATAAGTTTAATGTATTATATGTTTCTTGAGTGATAGTAATAGCATTAGTTGAATCAAATACTACATTTTTTTTATTAGTATTTACTGATGTATAATTGTAAAAAGTATGATCTGGTATAATGTCCATCATTGAAAATTCGGGACTTGTTGTGCTACTAGTAGCAGTATTATTAGGAGATACATTTATAATGTTATTAATAATAGAATTTGTTGATCCTAATTGAATAGGAATGCATACATTTAGTTCTAGTGAACCATTCGTTTTTATATGATTTATAATAATTTCACCTATTACACTTCCACTAAACATATGAGCTTGAGGAGATGTAATAATTTTTAAATTTTGTAAAGTATAATCTTCAGCTGCATAACTTATAGATTTAGAACCATGTATTGTAGGAGTTAATATAAGAGAATTATTAGCATTTGCTATAGAATATATATCATTTACATAATACATTATATATTGACATACTAAATCACAATCTTTACTGTCAACATTTCCGGGTATATTATTACTGCCACTACTCATTTATATTTATACTTTAGAAAAATATATTCATAATATATATTAATGAGCAATCAAAATTCGTCGAATGTTACACCAAGTTTAAATAATGATACCCCTCCTCCTCCTCCTTCTTCTCCGTCTTCTTCTCCTTCTTCTCCTTCTCCTTCTTTAGCATCAACAACTTCATCTGTATTAGATAATGTAGGGTCATTTGTTGAAGGCGCTACAAATAGAGTAAGCGAATTAGGTGATCAAGCAAGTCAAGCATTAGATACTGCAAGTGATACAGTAAGAAGTTCTTTAGGAACAGAAGAACCAGTTACACAAGAACCAGTTGCAACAGAAGAACCCGTAATTAATTCTTCAAATAACACATTAGTTAATCCACCGTCTACAATGTCTACAGATTCATTAGATAATATACCATTACAAGATACATTTGGTTCAACAACACCTAAAAGAAAACGGTGCCGTAATGGAACAAGAAAAGATAAAAATGGTGATTGTCAGCCAAAACAAGCAAAACAAACTAAACATAGAAAAGGTGCAGTTAAATCACATCATATGACAGCTAAATATCACGAGTTAAAGTTAGAAAATAATATACTTATCAGACGACAAAAAAAAGCAATTAACTTGACCAAAAAATTAATGAATTATTTAACAATACAATAATTAATAATATACTTTCTACATAACAGGTATATATCTCATATTATTATTTTGATATAATGTTACTCTAAACATTTGATTATATCCTTCTACATAAACGTGGTCTCTATCACTTAACATATCACATCCATATTCATCAGTGCAATTTTTTCTATTTTTTATTATAGGTAAGCGAATACTATTATTTTGATCACTCATACTATAATATTGCCATTTATCACGATTTGCAAATAAAGGTCGTCCCATTAATGGCAATATTTTATGCTCATTTTTATCATGTAGTGGAGATAAAATACCTACTTGCATATAAGTTGCTTGAGGAATAAACCCAATATTTGTTGGAATATTAATAGGCATAGGCATATTCATAGGTGGATGATGTCTTGGTAAATAATGATCGCGAGATTGTTGAGTTCCTTCTGGTTCTAAATATGATATAGTTTCTTGTTTAGAATAATTAGGTTTATTCATATTAGCTGTAATTAATGATCCTATAACTAACCCAATAATTAAAAATAACATTAACGATAATGAGTTAATTTTATTTTTCATATATATATTTATAGATTATTGTTTTGGCTTATTGTTTTGGCTTATTGTTTTGGAATATTTTGACCAAAACTTTTAGCCATATCTGTTAAACCAGAAATATCCATACCTGCCAACATCTTTTTAGCATCTCCAATTAAAGGACCCATACCTTTTAATGCTTCAGCTAATTGCATTTGTTGATCCATTAATTTTTGTGTATCGCTTGTTAAATTTTTGATGCCATCTTTTCCTAATATATTGTTTAAATCACCATATGCATCTTCTAATGTTGAAGCATAATCAATACGATTATTTTTCTTTTTATAGAGAGACATTTTTTCTTGACTTGCTTCAGTATTACCTTCAGGATCAGTAGTAGCAGAAGAAGTAACTGTTGTAGTAGTATCAGCAGTATCATCAAGAGTAATTGGTTCACTATTTTTAGCAGTAGTTACTTTATCTTTAGCAGTAGTTACTTTATCCTTAATCTTTTCCTTAGCTTTTGCTTTATCATCATCTGATATATCTGATGATTCAAACCCTTCAGACACACGATTACCTACTAATAAAACACTTGTTAAAACTAAAGGCACTGTTAATACAATAATCATATTTTTACTAAAAAATGTCATTAACCCACCAATTAAAATAAATAAAATAACTGCATTCATATTTCCAACAACCATATATCCTAATAAATTAGATACTGCTAAAAATAAAACAAAATATAAAACATATTTATTTTCTAGTAATTTGAATACAGACTTTGGTACTTTCATTATATATATAATGTTTTAAAAAAATTGATATAATAATATATTATTAATAATAGTATATTATTGTGAATGGATTTAATTATATGTGAAATATTTAACAAAAAGATACACGGATTTGATAATAATAATGATCCTACAGTAATTGGTCATTATATGGTTTCTCATAATTTTACTAAGAGTTTTTCAAATACAGAAGATGGAGATTTTGAAGATGGCACCGACTCGGAATATGATACTGATGAAGATATTGATGAAGATATTGATGAAGATACTAATACTAATATTGATTTAAATAAAATCAAAACATCCGTATTTTATAATACAAGTGTCTTTTTAAAAATGTATAAAAACACATATAATAATTTAAATAATAATATGAAAACCCATTCTATTATTCGTAATTATAACCAACTTGTTATTCAACCAAATTATATTCAGTTACATATTGCTAAAGTTATTTATTTATCTGGTTTAGAATGTGTTGCTATATTACAGACATTTTGGATAAAAATAATCCAGAGAACATGGAAAAAAATATATAAAAAACGTTGCACTATAATTGCATTGCGCAAATCACCGATTTCATTATTTTATAAAGAGAGATACGGCAAATGGTCAGATAATTGTTTATATTTACCATCCTTACAAGGTTTATTATCTAACTAAATTATTTTAATTTATGATCGTTTCATTGATCGTTTCATTGATCGTTTCATTGATCGTTTCATTGATCGTTTTCTATTTTTTGTTCTAGATTTTGCTCCTCTACCTTTACTTTTTCTTTTTTTACTTTTTTTATAAGCATCATACCCTCCTTTCAATGAATTTTTCATTATATATTATTAAAATATTTTATTGTTTTTTCTATTTCTCTCTTCTCTCTTTTTAAATTTTGTATATCATTTTTTGAAAGAGTTTTATCTTCTAAAATTGAATTAATATGTCTAGTTAATGATTCAAATGCATTTTTATGTAGATCTTCTTCCTTCATAAGTATTTCATTATATTTTGTATAGTCTTCTAAAACATCTTCTAATAATTCATTTTGTTTAACCAGTTCTTTAAGTCGACTATGATTATTTTTTAATAATTGTTTTTTTGCTTCTATTTGAGCTTCAATATTATATATTGTTTTCATATAATTTAACTAAATATATTAAAATTTAATCTTTACTATAATATAGAATGTCAAAATCCGGATCTAGCACTACTGCAACAATTATGGACCCTTTACTTTGCCCAAACGATAATAGGTTTGTAATGTTTCCAATCCAAGATAAAGAAATATGGGAAATGTATAAGAAACAAGTGGATTGTTTTTGGCGAGCTGAAGAAATTGATTTGACAAAAGATTTAAATCATTGGCTTACCTTAACTGAAGGCGAACAACATTTTATTTCAATGGTTTTGGCATTTTTTGCAGCAAGTGATGGCTTAGTATTAGAAAATTTGGCAACACGATTTATGGTAGATGTTCAATTGGCAGAGGCGCGCGCCTTTTATGGATTTCAAATTGCTATGGAAAATATTCATTCTCAAACATATAGTCTTTTAATTGATACCTATATTAAAGATACTATTGAAAAAAACAAACTCTTTAATGCTATTGCTAGTTTTCCATGCATTAAAAAAAAGAGTGATTGGGCGCAAAAATGGATAAAAGATGGGCGCAGCAGTTTTTCAACACGATTAGTTGCTTTTGCGTGCATTGAAGGAATCTTTTTCTCTGGATCTTTTTGCAGTATTTTTTGGTTAAAAAAACGAGGATTAATGCCAGGACTCACTTTTTCAAATGAATTAATATCGCGTGATGAAGCATTACATACTGAATTTGCTATTTTATTATATAAGAAATTATTGAAGAAAACTAGTAAAGCAAAAGTTTATGAAATTATTAAAGAAGCGGTTGAAATAGAAACTGAATTTATTTGTGATGCATTGCAATGCCGTTTAATTGGTATGAATGCTCAATTAATGACACAATATATTCAATTTGTTGCAGACCGATTATGTTTACAATTGGGATATGAAAAAATATATAATGTTGCTAATTCATTTGATTTTATGGAAGCAATCTCTTTATCATCTAAGACTAATTTCTTTGAAAAAAATGTAAGTGATTATGCTTTAGCAAATAAATCTAAGGATGAGTTGACTTTTGAATTAAATGAAGATTTCTAAAGTAAAAAAGTAGGTAAAGTAAAATAAAGTAAAAAGTTAAAATTTAATCTAATCTTATTATATAAATGATTAGCTCAGTTATTGGATTAATTTTAGTATATTTAGCATATGTATATTTGCGTAATTTAAGCGATTGTTCTTGCGTGAATCAAATTTTTGTAGAAAGATTAAAAAATATTGAAGCTCTTATTTTGACATTATCTTTAGTTAGTTTAATAACAAGTATAATAATTGGTGTATTTATGACTGATTTATATGGATCTATTGAAAAATTTAAAAAATACATCTTATTTGGATTCACACTATTAGCATTATTTATGCTTGTTGTATATGCATATTTTGTATATGATACGTATATGTTTAGTAGTACAATGGGTGTTCCATGCGTATGTGCAAATGGATGGCAAAAATATTATATTTATTTTCAAGCAATTACAATGGTTTTAATTATATTAGGAAGTATTACAACTGGTATTAAATTAGCAATGAATCCTGGTGAAATATTTTCATCTCCGTCTTCTCCATCTTCTGGATATAAAGGAAAACACTATAATAAAAATTATAGAAAAAATAAACGATCTAAAAAGTAATGAAAAAATATGAAAAAATATGAAAAAATATGAAAAAGATAAACAATCTAAAAATAAATCATAATAATATTACATAATGATTACATGTAATATTATTGGTGGATTAGGAAATCAACTATTTCAAATATTTGCAACTATTTCATATGCCCTAAAGCATAAACAAGTATTTTGTTTTACTTATAAAACAATGACTGGTAAGAGACCAATGTATTGGGACAATTTTTTAAAAACTTTGAAATTATTTACTAATGCAAGAATGATGACAAATGTGCAAATAGTAGATGAGCATATATATTATTCTGTTGTGCCAAATAATCAACATAATATAATGCTTACTGGATATTTTCAAAATCCCAAATATTTCAAAGAATATTATGAACCCATTTGCAGAATGATACGACTAGAGGCGCAAAAACAAGAATATATAAATTGCCTTGAGTTTGACAATTCAATTAGTATGCATTTTCGGCGAGGAGATTATTTATTATTACCTGATCATTATAAAATATTAACAACTGATTACTATAAAAAAAGTTTAATTCATATTAAAGAGAGAATGAGAGAAAGAATGAGAGAAAGAATGATTGAAGGAAAAGGAATTCCCTTAATTAAAGTCTACTATTTCAGTGAAGCTGTTGACTCTGTAGCTGTAGAACTTATTATAAAACAACTTAAAGAAGAAGTTGGAGAAGGTTGCGAATTTATTGAAGTAGATTCAGAATTGGATGATTGGCAACAACTGTTAATAATGAGTTGTTGTCAACATAATATAATTGCTAATAGCACTTTTAGTTGGTGGGGTGCTTATTTTAATTCTAATCCGGAGAAAATTGTATGCACTCCTGCAGAATGGTTTGGTCCAAAAATAGATATTAAAATGGAAGATCTGTTACCTGAAGAATGGACTAAAATAGAGGCGGTCGTCATTCCTACTTAGATGATGTAATTATATTTTTTAATTAGTTTATCATACTTTTGTAATAATATGGATCTTTATTTATTGAGCCTTATTATTGATCCTTATTAAACTGCTACCCAATATAAACTAGCAACATTACTAACTGTATATGATCCAATATACAATAATTTAAGTGATGTTGCTGGAGATACTAATGTATAAGTTGTAACTCCTACAGTTGGAACAATACATATTAACATATTTGGTCCAGAAGATGGTGTTATAATTGTTGGATATTGTGCAACTGTGTTAGGACCTAATTGTATATGTATTATTTGACCAACTTTGGCATTTGTTGCATTTGGCAATGTTAATGTAATTGTGCCAATTGATATTACTTGATTTACATTTGTGTTGATTTGTCCTGTTGATGTCATTACTTGAAAATTATTATTATATGTAAATGATTCTAAAATTGGATAATTAAAATTTACTTGTGCATTATACGTAGTTAATCCACTATATGTTGCAGACCCTCCAAAAGATGCATTATTACCTGTAATTGTAGTTGTAGCTGCAGGATTACCTAGTGATGCCCAAGTATTTATTTGGAAATATGCATTTTTAGTATCAAATAACCACACATTTATTGCTGTATTTGATGAGTCTAAGTTTATACTAAACCTTGGTTGATTTGCAGATGATGTTGCAGTATGACTTAATATGGTATTTACAGGAATATTTGTCCAATAAGATGGTATTTGACCAGAATTAACAAAATATTTAAAATAGCATAAATAAGGGTAATTAGAAATAACCATTGAATAACCTACTAGTAAACTTGTTTGTGTATTATCTGTATAACATATTGAAGTTGCATATTTTAGCCCACTACCCCATGTATTATAAGGTGATGTATTATATTGCTGTATTTCTAAAAGTGAAATATTCCAATTACCTGTTCCCATAGTAACTGTTCCAATCCATATAGGTATTATTGAACTGGCTGATCCACTAAATCTTGAAACTACAAAATATTTACCATCTGGAGTTATTTTTAACAAAGCATTTAATTGATTATTTATTGCACCTGTAGTATAAGTTATATTTTTTTTATATAAATATCCAGAACTAGTTCCCCCTCCAGCACCTGTATAAGTATATATTCCAGTTGTTAATGGCGATAATGCCATTGATCCAGTAGTTGCATTTATAGTTGATGGATCTAATTTAAATATGTACATATCCACATTCATATTATACCCATCAACATTATTAAGTAAATACAAATATTGTTCTCCATTATAAACAAACGTTCTTATTGCTATAATAGCACAACAACTACTATTTGCCGATGTCAATCCTGGAAAACTTATCATATTTAAAGTAACTGAATTAATATTTCCATTTGTAATTGTATAACATTGAATATACCCCATCATCGCATAGATTGGACATACTGCACACATATATGTAAATGTATTAAGTCCATAAAAATTATTCATTGAGCAACAATTATTACTACCTATTGCTATTCCAGTTCCATCTGTTCTCACATAATTAGTACCAGAACCACTGTTTCCAAATGATGCAGTATTATAAAAAGAAGTATTAAAATATGGAGCAGAAGCTGTAATTATATTACTAGTGCCATCTATTATTCTATACATTAATAATTTAGTGCTAGTATAGGGTGATGACTCTTGAAGGTCCATTTGAAAAACATAATTATTATCTATATATGAAAATGAAGCAGCAAAAGCACCAGTATAACTAAATGTATATATACTAGTAAATGACAATTTATTTTTACATATATATAGTTTGTATAGTGGTCCTGGATAGGGTATACATATTGAAATAGATCCTGAAGTTTCACACATAACAACTTCATTACCTGCACCTATTGTTATATTATTTCCTACCGGATTATAATTTATAATTTGTGTTGGATCTAATGATTGAGATGGATCTAATAATGGACTTAAAGCTATAGTTGATGGGCTAGTTATTGATATTGAACTTGAACCATTAAATACTCCTGCTGGACCAGTTGGACCCATTAAGCCTATTCCTGTTGCTCCTGTATCACCTTTTGCTCCTGTTACTCCATTAATACCATTAGTTCCATTAGATCCCGTTGCTCCAGTGGATCCAGTGGATCCATTAATACCATTAGTTCCATTAGATCCAGTTGCTCCAGTTGCTCCATTTAAACCATTAGTTCCATTAGTTCCCGTTGCTCCAGTGGATCCATTTAAACCATTAGTTCCATTAGATCCCGTTGCTCCAGTGGATCCATTAATACCATTAGTTCCATTAGATCCCGTTGCTCCAGTGGATCCATTAATACCATTAGTTCCATCAGCACCTGTTGCACCTGTTGCACCTGTTGCTCCATTAACTCCATTAGTTCCATCAGCACCTGTTGCACCTGTTGCTCCATTAACTCCATTAGTTCCATCAGCACCTGTTGCACCTGTTGCACCTGTTGCTCCATTAACTCCATTAGTTCCATCAGCACCTGTTGCACCTGTTGCACCTGTTGCTCCATTAACTCCATTAGTTCCATCAGCAC